TTAAGCGACCTTATTTGTTTCAGCAAACAGCTTAATTCCCTCTGAAACAATCTGCGTTTTAGAAAGCCCCGTCTGCTCGCTAAGCTGAGCTAAAAGAGCGATAGTTTCCTCGTGAAGTTTATAAGATTGCAAACGCACGCCACGCTTTTTATCGCTTTTGGCTTGTAATTCTTGCAACGTTAAACCTGATTTAGGACGCCCCATATAAACTCCTTGCATTGATGGAATAGATAGATTAAGATTTAGGAACTGCCTAGCGATGGTGGCAGCCACCGCTAGGACTTTTAGAACTCTAATCTAGTAAGCTGGCAGGCTCACTAAGATTAAAATTACTAGGATTAAGACTTTAACTAACATAATCCAGTTCCTTTTTTGTTGCCGCTCTCAACAAGGGCGGCTTCTTCATTTCTAGCCCCTTGCTAAAAACAAATTTATTTTAGTACATACTTTAAAACTAAGCAAGAAATATTTTAATATTTACTAAAATATTTTTATTTGACACCGCCAAAAATTCAGGCTAAGATAACCCCACTTTCAAACGAAAGTCGGGAATTGGCGTTCCTGAATTGAGTGGCGGTTATGAATAGACAGTCGCCTAAGCGACTTTTTTTGTAACCAAAATCTAGCAAAATTAAGACCTTTTAAAGGTAGGATCAAATTGATCCACCCTTTCAAACGTTGTCAATGATGAGCTAGATAGGAGTTCTGAAAAGAACTGCAGTAAGCACCGCTCAACTGTAACGCCAATCCTATCTAGTTCATCACCAGTAATTGGCGTTGCTTGTGATGAGTTTTATAAAACTTATTTGAGCGGAGCTTATATGACAACTTTAACTTTTCAAAATAAACCTATTTCAGTTACTCATTATCAAAATCAAATTTGGTTCACAGTCTTCGAGCTAGGAAAAGCTTTGGGCTATTCTGACCATAGTAGAAATGTAAAATCTATTTACGAACGCCACGCTGACGAATTTACACCAAATATGACCGCACTTATTAATATGCAAACTAACGGCGGAATGCAAAAAGTGCGAATTTTCAGCTTACGTGGTGCTCACCTAATCGGAATGTTAAGCCACACCAAAGTAGCCAAAGACTTTCGCCGTTGGGTGCTGGATATTCTCGATCAAGAAGTAGAACGACAAGAAAAATTGCAAAATTCTCAACAAACCCTACCGCTTGCAGAAGCCGAAGCAGACGAAGAAGCCATCCGCATTATTGCTAACCTGTACCACTCACTTAATGGTGCGTATGAAATGGGCGAAAAAATCCGCAAGGAATACCCACATCTTGGCAGAGATATAGACAAATTTATCGGAGGGCATTACCTCTATAACCTCAATATGCCAACTGAAAACGCTTTAGAGAAAGCTCGAAAATATGTTCAAGCCAAAAGTGAACGCATTATGTTCATTAAAGGAATGTTAAGCCTGCTTGACGAACAACCACAGCCGAAGAGATTAAACAACTTCTAATCTAATTTAACTCACCGCCTTACCTTACTTTTTAGTGAGGCGGTTTCTTGCACCCTAAATTCAGTAAATTGTTCAAATAAGGAGCAACACAATGAAATTCACTCACGAACCCTTTTACCTCATCGCCGCATTGATTATCGCCACCGTGCTCGGCATCAGTTGCCAACCGGCACACGCTGCCCAATACGACAAAGACACCGACTATTACGACCACACGCTAAACCTCGAAACCGAACTAAGCGAAGAGCAATTAGCGTGGAAAGAATGGGCGAATAACGAGTGGAAAGAAACGCACGGTGAGCTACAAACACCGCTCACGCCGGAACACGAAGCAGACATTAGACATCATTTGAGGGCAAAATAATGGGCAGAGCTTACACCATCGAAGAAAGAAAAGCCATCCTAAACAAAATGTACGAGCTGGGCAAACCACCAAGGGAGGCGGCGAAAGAATTGGGCGTTTGTGCCACCTCACTGTACTGCTGGGGAAAGCAACACGACGCACACCGTTATTACGAATTTTTGAAAAAGGTCAACCCCTATTACAACCACAAACACAAAGCCCCCCACAACGGAAAGCAAAGCACCGCCACCAAAACCGAAACCGGTTTTAATGGAAACCGTGCGTCACCGAAACGTGGCGGATCGCTACTGGAACATCTTCCAACACCCCAAAGGGCTCGGTTGCTATGCGGTTGAAATGGTTAAAAAGAACGCACACGGCAGAAAGATTGAACAAGTCAATCACTACTTCGGCGGTGAACACTACAACTTTGCTACGGCAGAGTTAACCAAAACCTTTATTAATAATCGCATTAGAACCTTAACAGGCGCGAATATTCAACCAATCAAGAAAATGCAACATTTCGGTAAGGGCTATATGATTTAGGAGAAAAAAAATGACAACTCAAAACAAAGTGATGAAAACAAAGAATGCTTCCCCTGCACAGGTTTTAAGAGATTTCTTTGAAAAACCGACAGCAAAGCAAAAATTACAAGAATTACTCGGCAAAAATGCCGCAACATTTGCCACCAGTGTACTACAAATTGCCAACAGCAACGCAATGCTCATTAATGCCGAGCCAAAAAGTATCTTCAATGCCGCTTGTATGGCAGCAACACTGAATTTACCAATACAAAACGGCTTAGGCTTTGCTTATATCCTACCGTTTAAAAACAGCAGAACCAACACCACCGAAGCACAGTTCCAAATTGGCTACAAAGGCTTTATTCAACTTGCCCAAAGAAGCGGGCAATTTAAACGGCTTGTCGCCGTTCCCGTTTACCAAAAGCAATTAGTGAAAAAAGATTTTATTAATGGCTTTGAATTTGACTGGGAACAAGAGCCGAAAGATGGCGAATTACCGATTGGTTACTATGCCTACTTCAGACTGCTGAATGACTTCTCGGCAGAACTTTATATGAGCCACGAAGAAGTGAAAAAACACGCCTTACGCTACAGCCAAAGCTATAAGAAACATTATGGCGTGTGGGTGGATAATTTCGAAGCAATGGCATTAAAAACCGTGTTGAAATTACTATTATCAAAACAAGCGCCACTTTCCGTTGAAATGCAATCCGCCGTGTTAGCGGATCAATCCGTCGTAAAAGACAGCGGTGAATTTGCCTACCCTGATAACGAAGTGCAAGAGGCGGAATATTCAATAATGACCGTCAGTGATGATGTTTTTGCACAATGCAAACAAAACATTCTCAACCGAGAAACCACATTACAAGACTTATGTGATAACGGTTTTGAATTCTCACCGGAACAATATGCAGAGTTAGAAAAATTGGAGAACCAAAATGTATCAAATGAAAGCTAGATGTTCAATGCTCCATAAATTAATGCCGGAAGCAAGAGATAAAACCATCTCAGACACTGCCAAAAGTGCGGTGCGTGAAATCGTGAAATATGACCTCTTTGGCTATCAAGCATTTGAAGGCAACAAATACACAGAAAAAGGGATCGCTTTAGAAAAGCAAGCGATTAAATTAAGTGGCTTAAAACGAGGGCTTGCCTTAAAGAAAAACGAAGAAAGACGAGAAAATGAATGGATTACCGGCGAATGTGATATCTATGTGCCAACCAGAAAACTCATTATCGACACAAAATGTTCGTGGGATATTGGCACACATCCATTTTTCCAAGATGAAGCGGAAAATAAAGCCAAAAAAGCAGGCTATGATATACAAATGCAGGGTTATATGTGGCTTTGGGATTGCGAAGAAGCACAAATAGACTTCTGCCTATTCCCTACCCCTCCCGAAATGATTGCAAATTGGGAAAGCCCTGAAAAATATATCGATCTTGTTGAACAAATACCACAAGAAAAAAGGATTACCACCGTAACAGTGAAACGCAATGATGACATTATCGAAAAAATCATCAAACGTGTTGAGCTGGCACAGCAATATTATCAACAACTTATCGCAGAAGCGATGTAGTGCTGCTCGTCTAACTTAGATAAGTTAAACAATATCTAAACGATTTTAGATAATCGAAAACAGATTTTTCAATTAAAATCAAATAGATAATATTGTTTAAATTAGACGATTTCAGATTATTTTAGACAAACGCCCTCAAATGAGGGCTTTTTTATTACCAAAAATAGGAGAAAACACTATGGCAAAAACTGATATTCACGAGTTCATTTCAGAACTTGATGCAGGAATTTTTGAAAACAAATTAGCAACTGCTCTTTCAGAAGTTGCAATGGGTGCAATTACACACGACAAGGCTGGAAAAGTCGTTGTTGAATTCGCTATCAAAAAAATGGATAGCGATCAACCAGCCGTGCAAATCCAACATAAATTAAGTTATGTCAAACCAACAAAACGAGGTAAATCATCAGAAGAAGACACCACCGCAACACCAATGTATGTCCACAAAGGCGGTGCAATTTGTGCAACGCCAGACAAAGAACAAATGCCAATGTTCAAAGAGAGTGACGACCCGGCATTTGATAAAAAGTTAAAAGTAATGTAATCAAGGAGTAACTATGGAACAAACAAACTTAGAACAAATTAAAGATTTAGTGTTATCAAGTGTACATATCGGTAACAGTGATTATCCGATTGCTATTTTACCTAAAGATGTCAATGTCGTATCACTTGAAAAACATAATCAATTCCGCAATCAGTTTCGTGCAAAATTTAGTACAGCTAACTTTGATAGCTTAGTTGCTTACGCAAAATTGCATAATCAAGATAATGCTAAATGCTTTATTGATGAACAAAATCTTAGTGCAGAGATCATTTTTGATATTGGCACTCTAGAACAACCTCTTCACGCAACACACCGTGCATTGCTCAATATGCAGAAGACAGCTGCTTATAGTGCATTATTAGATTTTCAAGGCAGACGACACGACCAACGTGCATTCTCCGAATGGTTAGAAGATTGGGGTGATTTTATTACGCCATATACTGATGATGAGGAGAAAATGTCTTTAACCGCAGCTGTTCAATCCATCCGCAAAATTACTTTAGATTATGCGCGCAATGAAGAACACGAAGTGAGTGATTTCGCCGCTAAGAAATCAGCAATGGAAAGTGTTGAAGCTAAAAGCCAATTGCAAATGCCAAAATACTTTGTTTTTAATACCGAAACATACAAAGGATTAAGCTGCCAAGCATTTACGTTACGACTATCAATTTTAACTGGCGGAGATTGTCCAATTTTAGTTGCACGATTAATTAAAATGGAACAGATACAAGAAGCCATTGCAAAAGAGTTTTCGGATAAGCTAACGAATGCACTTGATGGTACAGGTATTACTGTGAATATTGGGGAAATTGATATTTAACGTTAGTACTTACAACTAAGCCTAGCCATTGCTAGGCTTTTTTACGAGGAAAAAATGAACACAGACCTACTCAACGAACGGGCCAAAACGCACGGCGACTTTATCAGCGGTGCAGAAACCTTTTATCACCTGATGAAACCTTCCCCGCTAAAGCTAATAATCAAATTAAGTTTGATATTGGTTACGAACCAAATGAATTATATTCTGAAATGCTTTATTAAAAGGTGAATAAATGAGAAAAGTCATTCAAATATGCGCTAATTCCAATAACGCAATGATTAACGGCGAATCACTATTCGCTTTATGTGATGACGGAAGTGTATGGGCGCTTACGGAATCATTAGATTGTGGTTGGGTACGATTCCCCGATATTCCACAAGATGAACCAAAGCAGACAGAACAAAGTGTAGGAGATTAAATGAAAAAATTTAACTTAAACGAAGCATTAGACGGTAAACCAGTTCAATTGCGAGATGGACGAAAAGCCTTTGTAAAAGCCGTAATTGAACAACCAAAAGACCTCAAGCAGTATACAGTTATTGGGCATGCACGCAATGGTAATAATGAAGAATTTCTGCATTGGGATACTAACGGGAATTGTATTCCTGATGTCATATTAGATGATGACATTGTAGGTATGTGGGAATATCCAAAGCGTTTCATTAACGGTATAGAAGTACCTGAACCAGTAACAGAAGAAACGTGGGTAGATGGAGTTCTTTATTATTATGTGAAACTTACTTTTAGTGGTAACACTGATTGCGATGCATTTTTAAAACGCAATGAATTTCATGAAAAGTTAATTAATGATGGTCTAGTCTTTAAAACTAAAGAAGGTGCGGAAGCAATGGCTAAAGCATTGCTAAATTATAAAGTAGAGGTAAAAAATGAGTGAGTGGATTAGTGCGAATGAAAAACAGCCTGAACTTGATTCTGAAATTTTATACTATTCTATAGAAAATGGGATAGGTATTGGCATAGTTAAAGAAATTAACTATGACTTTATCAATGACGAAGGCAAACCATACAAATTACTTCTCATCTATGATGTAAACGATGAGACAGAATTTATTACTTCCGCCGAATATTGGATACCAGTACCCCAGCCACCACAAGCCTAACCTAACCAGTTAGGCTTTTTTATTGGAATAAATTATGCAAAAACTCATCAAATCCAAAGCGAGGGTAAGAGACTTTGGCGAGGTGTACACGCCGCAAAAACTGGTGCAAAAAATGACCGCACTTTTACCCGAAGAGAGCTTTGAGCCTGAAAAGAAAATCCTCGAACCTAGCTGTGGCACGGGGAATTTTTTATACGACATTCTAAACCGCAAGCTATGCAAAATCCTCGTAGGCCCAAAGCGTCCTTATTACAAGGTGCTAAATATGTATCAAGCACTAGCGAGCGTTTACGGCGTGGATATTCAACTTGATAACGTGATTGAATGCCAATCTCGCCTCAAATCCCTATTTTACGAACGCCTCGCAATGCTGCACGTTAAGCCTTTTGAATATTTTGTCGATCACGTCTTAATTAACAACATCAGGCGAGGCAACGCCCTTGAAGATGTGTTTAGTTTCATCGACGTGGAAATCATCTTCAAATTTCATCAAATTGGCATTGATGTCAAAAAAGACAGCTTTTGTTTAACCTCGTACAAATGCCATTTACAACAGAACACCTTTCAACTTCAAGCCGTGCGATTGCTACCCTTTGAAGATGAGATAGGGATTACTCGTAACACGCAATAATCTAACGCCCACTAGTGGGACTTTTTGTTGGAAGGAATATGAATAACGATGAAAAACATATGCTATTGGTTATAGCAATGCTTTACCTATTGACACTAGTTGCCATTGTAGGACTGCCAGTAGCAATAGTTGTGTGGGTGATCAAATGGGTATGGGTAAGTTAATTGAAAAGTTTAAATGGAGATAATATGGATAGAATATTAAGACTAAAAGAAGTTAGCCAAAAAACAGGCTTACCAAGATCAACCATCTATGCAAAAATAAAACAAGGAACTTTCCCCCCACAATTAAAATTAGGTCCTAGAGCTTCAGGATGGCGGGAAAGCGAATTAGATTTATGGATTGAACAACGGCAATCAAATTTCACTTGCACCTAATAAACACGGTCTCACGGAAGCCTTTTCTACAAAATCCCCCCACCACTCAATATATTGACGCTTTTGCTTTTCGTACGTACTGCGGTCGTAAGCCGTACGGACTTTATCGCCTTTAACGTGCGAGAGCAAAGCCTCAATAATCTCTACATTAAATTCATTTTCATTTAATGCCGTGCTAGCTATCGATCTAAATCCGTGAGCACATAAAATCCCTTGATAACCCATTTTCCGCAACGCTTTATTAATGGTTTCACTACTCATATTTGTTGTTAAATCCCCGTTTTTAGGGAATACAAAATCACAATGCCCCGTAAGTGGGCGCATTATGTTCAGAACATTTATTGCTTGTTTCGACAATGGAACAAGATGAGGGCGCTTCTTACCTTTCATCCTTTCTTTTGGAATAGCCCAAACTGCATTATCAAAATCAATTTCTTTCCACATTGTGCCTGCCGCCTCACTTGGTCTTACCATTGTGAGCAATTGCCATTCTAATAAACAGCGTGTTTGTAACTGGATATTGGCTTTATTTACCGCCTCTAGGAATTGAGGCAATTTATCAGGGTGAATAGAGGGTCGATGCTGTACCTCCCCACTAGGGAACAACTCTTGAATATTCGCTGTTGGATTAAACTGAATTAAGCCACCATTTACCGCAAAACGCATAATTTCATTCAGACCTCTAATGACCTTTTTTAACATCTCAAATTTCTTCTCATCAGCTAATTTTTGCAATTTCATTCTTGTAAAAGGTGCTGTGATTTCTGATATAGGCATATTCCCTAAGTGAGGAAATAAATGTAGCTCCAGCAATCGCCACTGATCTCTCATCGTGTCCGCTTCAACTTTAGACGATTTCATCTTTCGCCAATCCTGGGCCACACTGATTAACGTATTACTTTGATTAAAAACGGCTTGCTCTTTCTGCTTAAAAATATAATCCTGCGGATCTATACCTTTTGCTAGTAACGAGCGATATTCATCTCGCTTAGTACGAGCTTCTAACAATGATATTTCCGGATAACTTCCCAACGATATTAACTTACGCTTTTTAAGTAAATCGTAATAATTAAATCGCCATAGTTTAGAACCGTTAGTTTTAATCAACAAATACAGCCCCTGCCCATCTGATAGTGTATAATCCTTTTCTTTAGGTTTTGCCGTTGAAATTTTAGTATTATTTAACTGTATGATTTGTCTAGCCAT